GACCAACAAGCCTCTATTGCGAACCAGTTAATCTTACAGGGGGACTTATCCAAGTTGTCGGCAAACGACAAAGTGAGGTACTATAACGGGTATTGCGAAAGAATGGGACTTGACCCATTCACAAAACCTTTTGACATCCTCAGGCTTAATGGTAAAGAGGTACTTTATTGCACAAGGTCAGGAACTCAGCAACTAAACAAACTTCACAAAGTATCACACTTGATTACCTCAAGGGATACAAATGCAGAGGCGGGGGTTTACATTGTAACTTCTAAAGCATCTCTTCCTGATGGAAGATGTACTGAATCAATAGGAGCAGTCAACATCGCAGGACTTAAAGGGGAGGCTTATGCTAATGCCATTATGAAAGCCGAAACCAAGGCAAAACGGAGGGCAACCTTAGACCTCTTAGGTTTAGGTGTATTGGATGAATCAGAGGCAGAATCAATCCCTAATGCAACCACAGTGGCATTGCAAACAATGGTTGAAGCATTGCCTCAGATGGAGGTAGAATCGGTTGAAGTAATTGAGGAAGATGCTGAGTTGAGCATTGGAAGACTTGCAATCGCAATCAAGAAGGCAAGTAACATTGTGGAACTAAAGGCGGTGTATGATTCAAATAAGCACAAAATAGAAACCAATTCTTTCATCAAGGACCAATTAAAACAACGCAAGAATGAACTCCTTAAAGGTTAATGAAATAAAGGTGGGGGATATTGCCCCTACCAAATTTGGCATTGAGTTAATGGCAGATGCCATCCAAGAGCAGGTAAACGAAGGACTGCTTGACCCTTTAGAACTGGCAATAAAGTTCAATGGTTTGGAACAATTAGTTAAGTCGGTAAAAACCCGAATTACTGCGAATGTTCTCTCAGAACTAATGAAGCATCCTAAAGGCAAAGCAGAGGTACTTGGTGCATCAGTTTCTCAGATGGATTCCGTTAAGTATGACTTCTCAGACCTACCTGGTTGGTCCGAACTTGAAGAGCAGATAATTGCTTTAAGGTTACAACAAAAGGAGATTGAGGATGTAGAAAAAGAATACCACAAGGGAGACCTGCCGATTAAGTCAGTAACTTCAACCTTCAAAATTCAATTAAGTAAATAAAAATCACAATTATGTCACAAGAATTATGCATCAAAGCACTTCAGAAAATGCCAGTCAGTTTTTCATCTACAAGGTTCTCAAAGCAATTAAAGAAATGGAATGCAGACCCTTCATTTATTGGTAATGGTTTAATGAATAAGTTTTTACTTATTAATTGTAATCAAGAAGGTCTTAGGTCTTGGAGCAAAAAAAAGGAAGTAATAAAGGAATTGTCAATTGATAATAATGATTTAGAAAAGGCAATTCAGATAGTGAAGAACAGTGGACAGTATAAGGTCTACAAACTTCAGCAAGAGTGGAAAGAAATTTAGTAATCAGTAAAAATAAGAATATGCAAAAATTAATTAGTCTGAACATTGACGTGAGTAAAATTGACGCTAAAAGACTTTACAAAGGTAAGAAAGGGCAGTATCTATCTGCAACCTTATTCCTCAAAGAAGAGGTGGACCAGTATGGTAACAATGGTTTTATCGTTGAATCCATAACCAAGGAAGAAAGGGAGAAAGGTCTTAAAGGTACAATCATCGGGAATGCTAAATTTATGACCACTGGTGGACCTCAAAAGCAAGAGGAAATCCAAGACCTTCCTTTTTGATTAAATCACAATGGTGGGGTTGTAATGACCTCACCCATTTTAAATCATTTCACATGAAATCGCAAAACGAAAGAATACTTCAACATTTAAAAAAGGGTAAAAAGATAACTCCATTGGATGCTCTTGAAAAGTTCGGATGTTTTAGGTTGGCAGCAAGAATCTCAGACTTACGCAAAGAAGGGCATCTTATTAGTACAGAAAACTTGACAAAGGATGGTAAAACTTTTGCATCATATAAATACATAAAAGCATGAAAAGAATCTTTCAATGGGTTTACTTCATCTTTATTTCAATACCAGTTGCAATCATTGTCCATCTGATAGCATCAATTGCACTAATGCTTAAAATTAAGTTCAAATGAGAGACATAACCTATCATCTTGAGAACGCAGTTGAGTATATTGTCTATGACCTTAGCATTGAGGATATTGAAGAACGCAGAGCAAAAGCGGTAACATATCGTTCAGGTAAATGCGTTTGCAATTTTATGGGATATCCTCCCAACAAGATTAGCGACTTGAGGCAGGTTGGTCGCAAGGTTGTCAGCAGGATTGATGGCAAAACCTATGCGGTCCGAGTGAAGAAAAAAGATGCAATAAGTGAATAATTTTGTATCTTTGCAAAGTAGACAAGCATTTGAGGTAGTGTGCAGATGCTTGTTTGTAAGTACAGACATAAATGGGGAATCGGGTAAACACACTACACCTGAATCCCCTTTTTTTATTTATGGCAAAAGACCCTGCAGTGCTTTTTTATACTTCTGATTTTTTGACTGGAGTACGCAGAATGACCTATGAGCAAGTAGGTAAATACATTACTCTTCTTTGTATGCAGCATCAATATGGTTCATTAACTGAGAAAGATATGTTGCACATATGTGGAACATATGATGAAGATATATGGTGTAAGTTTAAGAAAACAGATGCAGGATTCTTAAATAAGAGAATGCATGAGGAAGCAGAAAAGCGTAAGAGATATTCAGAATCAAGAAGAAATAACAAGATAAAAGGTAGTGAATCTAAACACATGACTAACATATGTGAATCATATGATAAACATATGGAAAATGAAAATGAAAATGTAAATGAAGTTATAATTAGAAATAAAATACAAAAAGGTAGAGGATTTTTAAAACCTGAGTTATTTGAAGTACAGAACTATTTTGAAGAACTTGGAAACCTAAATGAAGCAGATGGGTTCTTTAATTATTATGAGAGCAATGGTTGGAAGGTTGGAAAGAACCCAATGAAAGATTGGAAAGCAGCATCAAGGAACTGGATTAAAAACTCTAAAAACTATACTAAAAATGTTACCACTAAATCAAGTTCTGACATCTATGCAGAACGCAGAGCAGAACTCCATCAGTACGCAGAAAAGATTGACCAACTCAGAGGAATTAGACCTTGAGAGGTTTAAACTATCAAGAACCAGTGAACCTATCAAGAATTTAAGCACTGCATTGGTTATTGATGAACTTATCAATGGGATGCAGAAACTTGGTGTAAAAGGTGATAAGATGCCAAACAATGCAGACCTTTTAATCATGTACAAGTCCATCATGGAGGAATATCCTAATATTAAAATAGGGGAAATCTCTCTTGCTTTTGACTTGGCAGCAAAGGGTAAACTTGACATAGAAGCAGAAACATACCAAAACTTTTCAATGCTATACCTTCACAGGTTGCTAAGAGCATTCGCAAGGTATGGGATGCAGAAGTTAAATGAGATTAAACCAGTGCAGGAATCTAAATGGCAACCAAGGTACATATCTGATGATGAAAAGATAGAGACTGCTTTTGATTGTTACTCTAAATTCAAGCAATGGGATAATATTGTCTTTGGTATTGATGTATTCCATATCCTGCACAAACGAGGTAAAATCATTGTAGAGGTTGAGGATACATATGAAAAGGTGATTAAGGCAATGAATGACAGAATGTTCCAAGGTAGCAGACAGGATAAAATAGACATCAAAAACAAGTTGAAGGATGATGACTACATGGAGCATCAGTGTTATAGGATGGCAGTATCTCAATACTTTGATAAAATTTTAAAAGCATAAATATGAGAATATTGATTGCTTGTGAGGAAAGTCAAGCAGTATGCAAAGAGTTTAGATTATTGGGTCACGAAGCATATTCTTGCGACATTCAAGACTGCTCAGGTGATAAACCCGAATGGCACATAAAAGGTGATGTTATTGAGCAGCTTGATAAAGGTTGGGATATGATGATTGCTTTCCCCCCTTGCACACATTTAGCAGTCAGTGGTGCTGCTTGGTTTGAAGAAAAGAGAAAAGATGGTAGGCAGCAGGAAGGTATTGATTTCTTTATGAAGATGGTAAATGCCCCAATCAACAAAATAGCAATAGAAAACCCAATAGGAATTATGTCTAAACTATATAGGAAACCTGACCAAATAATTCACCCTTATTACTTTGGAGATAATGTCAGCAAATCAACTTGTTTATGGTTAAAAAATTTGCCAAAATTGTTACATATTAAAACAGTAAATTTATTTGAATCACATCCTACTTGGGTTGAACCAGTATTTACTGAATTTTTATATTCTAATGGCAAGACTGTTAGGCATTCTGAAATATCAAATAAATGGTATAAATCAGCAGAAGAAAGGAGTAGAGAAAGGTCTAAAACATTTCCGGGAATCGCAAAGGCAATGGCAGAACAATGGGGCAAAAATTAATTAATATGGACCTAACGGCAGGAAT